GCGGATTATCAACCCTATTAACGTGATTAGAGATTGCCAGCAACGAATTTAAGCGCGTAAGGCTCGACCATGCAATCGCGCCAGTTCCCGACCCGAATTGACAAAAACGGCTAAACTGTACATTTCTATTTTGCCCGTCCTTAAACAAAATAGGTGTTCTAGTCTCACGAACTAAAAAAGTCGTTTGTGTGCCAGTCGTTGAGCCGAGAAACGGTAATATTTCACCATTAACAACGACCCAGCCGTCCGATACATTCAAGCCCGCAATGATGCAACCCGACAAAATAACATTACCATTAAATACCGATGCGAGCGCGCCCGAAAGTTCGGTGTATGCCGCTTGCATATATTCTAGTCGTTGTTGGTTTAGCGGAAAGCCGCCCAACTGTGAAAAATCGAAACCTTTATGTATATTCATATTCTTGCTATTTTGTACGTTTTACTTGCCAATTTGTATAAATCAATAACCGCGCTCATTTCGGGCGCATTAAATTGTAATGATTGCGGAACGCTGACAATAAAGTCGACCGTTTCCGCGCCCGTTTCCGCGCTTGTAAATAAATAAGTGACATAGCCCTCGCTAGGCAAGTAGATATATTCGTCAAGGGCTTCCGATTGTGTATATAAGTACATCTGATCGAATCGCTCACCATCCGATATAAATATGCGTCGCTCGCTTCTATCGAAACGGTCGTTTAGAACCTTTTCCATAAAACAGACTTGCGGCGTTATATCTAAGTGATACAAATTGGCATCACGAAACCGCATAAACGAACTATATAAATAATCGATCGGTGCAACCAGCGCCGAAAGAAACGCCAGTATAAGAGGCGACCGCAAAAATGTAGGTGTAAGTAATACAACTAACTTTTGATAGTTTACCGAAAAATATTTCTTCATTACACTAACTGCGTTTGTGGTATATAATTGATTGTTAAATCGGCATCCGCGATACGTAAATAACCCGCGTAAGGCTGATATTTTACACTTATATTAAGCCAATCAAGATCGCCGTATTTATACGCCGCCGAGACTATATGCGGGATCACAACACCGTCGATCTGCTGTAAGGCATCTACAACAAAAGCCATAACGAGTTGACCATTAAACGGCAATACACGCAAATAAGCCCGTAAACCGTCGGCGACTGGTGTTGTCGATACACCGTCGAGTCGTTGCCCTTGTGCGTTAAGGATAAGCGGATCGTAATATATATCTAAAGAGAGTTTTAACTGATCGGCTGGCGCGCTGATTATCTCGACGGCGACACCCGCATCTTTTACCCGTGCTATAAATTCTTTAAATGCTGGTAATTCGATGTTATCCAGTTCCGCAAGATCATTGCCTTTGTCCTTTGCGACCTTAATAACTACTTTGTTATCACGCTCGACAACCGCCGAATACGATACGATTCTACTTGCTGCGATCTCTTCGGGCGTTCGGTCTGTATTGTCGTATGTATCACTATCGGGGGGCAATGTGTCGCCGAATTGAAAATCTTTTGATTTGTTGGCGTACCATCGCGCCGTATGTGGTTTAAGGTTGGCGATGATCTCGTTTACTTCGATACGGTGACGATCGAATAACTTAACCAGCGACCAGACACACATTGCCACAATAGAGAAAAAACGATCTTCGAGCGATACCGACGAAAATTGCTCGTCGTATGTCTTATCGCTTCTTAGCGCATACTTTTCGATTACCGTTTCATCTGTGACGAAAAAATCGGTTATTATCTGTTTGATTTCGGCGATTGTCATACACTAATATTTTAGCTTAAAATATATAAGAAGACAAAGCCCGCCAAAGCAGATCGCGTATTTTTGCCAGTCTTTTAGTCCTTTTTCTTCGATAACCTTAAGCGATGTTTTTATCGTTTTGCCCGTCGTACCTTTATCGACAAACTGATAATGTGATCCACTCGCTATCGTGGTCTTTGTTGTATCGGTTATCGTCGTATCGGTTGCACGATCGAATGACGTTTCTATCTCTTCACTTATGGGCGGCTTGCCCGTGTTGGGGTCGATCGGTTTATCCGTATCGTATTTAGTTTGTTTGCTGGTGAAATTGAAACGCTCGGCGATCACTTGTTGAAATGCGCGGCTAATCGTTTCGTACAAATAACTATCGTCAGAAAAGGCAATATCATTAGTAACGTTGATTTGCTCGTTTACGCTGGTTTCGCTCACACTCTTTTGAGCCGATCGACAACCCAGCAAGGCAAAAAGGATCAGTATGTAAATTAGTGATTTCATTGTCGAAACTCCTTTCTTACATCAAAACTCGGACATGCTTTTGCGGCAAACTCGTTATGTCCGTGAATCGTTGCATTAGGGTATTTTTCTTTGAGTTCTTCAACTAATGCGATCAAAGCAACTTTTTGAACGTCGGTGCGTGTATCTTTCGGATTGCCTTTAGCATCTACACCGCCGATATAACAGACGCCAATCGAATTAGAGTTATGCCCTTGCACATGCGCGCCGATCTCATTTTCATTTCTACCCTCGTGTATTGTTCCATCCAAGTATATCACATAATGATAACCTATACCCGCCCAGCCTTGCGCCTTATGCCATTTATCTATATCGGCAACTTTAAAATCTTGCCCCTCTTTTGTTGCCGAGCAATGAAGTATTATTTTATCGATCTTTCTCATTTTATTTGCCCTCTCTTTTTTCTTTTAAAAACTCTGCAAATCTTGGTATTTTCTTCACTATTTCAACCGATAGAATCCAGTGTATATATTTCAAGAATATATTATTTGAAAATATGCGTCGTGCATTTTCTATATTACTAACTGTCTCTATCCACGCTATTATATAAGCCTCGTATTTTACACAAGCAAGCGTAAATAACAATATATTTGTACGGTGTACATCGGGGCTTATAACTTGCTCGATAAGATGTAAAAGCACACCAGTTGCGAGGGTTGCTACAAGCGAAACAGCATAAACCATCAGTTTCGCAAAAGACCATCGTAAACGGTGGCTCTCAATACCTTTGCCCTCGTATAAACTTGCCACAATCCCCGTCATATAATCAGCCACGACAAGACCGCCCGCCAGTAACAAAGCAAAACCAACCGCATCGAAATTTTGCGTAAAAGAGGCGGCAAGCGCTAATAATAGCGAATAACACCAAGTCAGGCACTTATCAAAAATTTTCACCATAATCAACTCACTATAAAATCTCTCTCAATAAACCAAAACTCGATACCCTCACCCCTATAACCTTGTATTTGCGCGGTCGCTGGCTCAACTGCATATCTTTCAAAATAATTCACGACGGCGCGATTTGTTACCGACGACAATTGCAATACTGTACCGATTTCGATGTCGTCCGTTATCGACACATTATTTTGTACCGCGAGGTCAAACAATGCCTCTATTGTGCCAGCCTCGCGCACGGCAATATCGCCGAGCCATTGCCCTTGTGTCACTTTAATATTTTGCATTGAGTTTTATATTTGCTTGGTTATTACTATCGATCGGTATATCTAGGTAACTCACGCGGAATCCGTCGGCTTCTAGTTGTGCCCGAATAAGATGTTTAAATGTCAGTGCATCACTCGACAATAACATCGAAGTAACACCAACGCCCACCGTTGGACGGTCTTTATACTCGCCAGCATTGGCGTATATTATAAAGTCTTGGTTTTGTTCTTCTACCTTACCGATAATCAGCCCGCCAGTGATCAGCCCCGAACTATTGCGCGTAACTTTGACCGATAGGTCGCCGAGTTCCGAATCTATGAGTATGCCAGTTTCTTTCATTGCTTTACTTTTACATTTTCGATGTCGCCAACCTTTGTCACTGTAACCGATTGAGCCGCCCAACTTGCGACCGCCGTTTTTAAAGCCCCGCCACCGTCACTCGGTACGGGCGACCAGCTATTAAATACCGTTTTAAGATCGTTTAATTGCTTTTCTATCGTGTTTAGCTTGCTGGTAATATCATTCACTTTCACCATACCGCCCAGCGCACCACCATTAAGAACTATACCGCTTTTGTCAACGTACACGCTTATGTCGTCGCACACGATCTCGACGCTATCGACACTATCACAAGCCAAAACACATAGATTGCTTAGATTGCCCGAAAACGAGCCGACCAGTATATAAGTGTCTTTTTTTGGTATAAGCAATATTTTGCTTTTGTCGTCGGTTGTGGTTGGCATAAGCCGCACATCTGTTAGTTCGATACCGTCATAATCGATTGTGCATGTTGTACCCGTTATCTCGATAACCTTTGCCGTCAGAAAGATAGTTTTATCCGATCCGCTATTCATCAGCGCACGAAGCGACTGCACTATGTTTGCTCTTTTATCCATTATGATACTTTTTGCCCTAATTCAACCGTTCTCACACCCCCATTTTCGTCGAATCGGGTGGCAACCGCCGTCACGTAATACGACCCCGTTTTAAACGCATAATCGTTATCGATAACCTTTGCTGTATACGTGGGTTCAACGTATGGAATTAACCAGCATGTTATATTACCCTCATAACCATCATAAACTAATCTTGAAAGTTCAGCGTTTCCCAACTTTTCAAGTTCAGATTTAGACATCGGTTCGGTCGAGGTTATCGAGCGCTTTTCGCCACCAGTAACACCGACCGTTACACTTACTTTTTTACCATCCAGCCCCACACCGTCGACTTTAACTTCAAATTGCCTATCATCTTTGCGTCGATATTTTAAGTCTGATTCTTCGATATTTACTGCAAAATCGTATATAACATCGCCGCCCTTTTCGATATATGGCGGGTGTATATGCAATGTGTTACCGATCATATAAATACTAGCCTTTGTGTCGTCCTTTAGTTTCTTAAAGACATCGAATGCGTTAGCGTTATTTATTACAAACTTTTGGTATATAATATCATAAGTGCATTTTATTTCTTTTAGCCCTATTTGAGTCATACAATATTGTGCTATCTCCTTTATCGAAGCTTTTAAGAATTGTTTGTTTGCAACACTTTTGCGGGTTAAGAACATCGAATCTTCACAATTAAAAGTCAAATTCCCGTCGTCGGTGTCTATACGCTGTACGAATCCCGAAAACTCATTCACGAGATTGTTATCATATCCCAGCCTTATAGTAATCGGATCGCCGACCTTAACAAACTTTTCATGTTCTAATGTCTGATTATACACAACGGCTGGCACGACAACCGTTGCCGTATCGGTTAGCAGATCGACCGATCGGTTTATCTCGACCGAATCGAGCAAACCTAACTTATAATTGCCTATCTGTATATCCCAATTCATATCAAACATATCACTTCACTTCAATAAATAAGTTGTAACTATCGTCGCTAACCGCTTCGATCACATAATTTTGCACGTTTTCGCCGCTTGTGAACGGGAAATCGTAAGATTCGACAACTATGTAATTGACCCCTAGATTTTGCAAAAGGTCGTTAGCTATCCGAATATTTCGCCGTTGTGTAACTATCTCGCGCAAGCGCTGAACCTCAAATGACGGGTATGTATTCGGGTCGTCATGTACAAATGTGCCTTGTATATTGATCTTAACATCGCCCTCCGCCCAGCGCTCCTTAACTGTACCTCTGAAATTAGCCTTTGAAACATTTCGGTTTATTATCACATTCTCGCAACTCACAGAGACAAGCGGCTCGTATGGTAATATCCATTCGCTATCGTCGGGCAAATACAGGGTAAACGGTTGCACTTGCTCAAAGCGTTGCCGATTTTCTGACAATCGGCTCGCATCCCTTACAATGATGTCACGATTCGGGAAAAATACCGTATTGATTTTATTAAACATTTGCTTGTGCCATTGTTAACGCGCGGCTCATTTCGTCGACTACGATGTCTCTGATTTTTTTCGCACTCTCTGTTATATTACCAGCCGTTATATTCATATTACCAACCAAGTCTCTTATTGTTAAAGTTATATGGGTTGTCTTTGTGCCACCCGTCGCAATTGCGTTTGCCGTCTTTGCGCCCGTTTTACTATCTTTGCCACCCGTACCACCGCCAGCGCCCGACGTCAATGCGCCGCTATCCATACCCGCAACTTTGGGCGTTGATATACCCATCGTATTTTTCATCTTATCGACCACATCACCGAGCGAAGTATCATTCATTTTGAGAGTGATAACTTGCATACCCGCCAATTGATTTTTGATGTCTTGAAGTTTGCCTTGTTGTGCGGCTATTTCTTTGGCGCGGGCGTCGCGTTGGGCTTGCAGATTTTCGAGTCCTTTATTTGCGGCGTCACTATCCCAAAGCGATTGTAATTTGTACCAACCCGCCTCGATAATTTCGAGCCCCGTCATAAATCCATTTTGAACTTGTAACCAGTGAGATATTACACCCTCTTTGAAACCCTCAAAAACCAGTGTCGCAAACTTGACAACATTATCCCATGTTTCGCCCCAGCCGTCGACTTTAATAATCAAAAAGGCAATGACACCGATTAAGGCAATTACCGCCGCAACGATCCACGTTACAGGATTCGCAAGCATTGCCATATTATTAGCCCACCATGCGATCGTCTCGGCGCTCTTTAGTGCGGTTATAACTTTCGTTATAGCCGCATACGCCGCCGTTCTTGCAGTTACAACCGTTATAGTAGACGCAAGCCACAACATAATCGTACCTAATACCTTTGCAGTTGTGCTTAAGCTACTGATACGCTGACCCATTTTGTCGAAAAACAATGTAGTATCAGACATTAGCAGATTAAAGGCACGGAACGCGGGCAAAAGATAAGGCTGGAAGAAATTGTAAAGCGATACGAGTTTAGCATTTATATTCGCGAAAGCAAGCGACATTTGCCCGCCCATTTCTTGACTCATTCGGTCGGTCATACCGTAAAACATACCGCCCGCGCTGGTTGCATCGCGAAAGGCTTGTGTAACCATTTCGGTAGTTATTAGCCCTTTGCCCATTTCAGCCTTAAGTTGCCCGACACTTTTACCCGTTGTTATCGACATTTGTTGCAATGGGTTAAAGCCAGCATTCACCATTTGCAGTAAATCTTGACCCATCAGCGAGCCAGTCGCCGACATTTGCGAAAAAGCGAGCGTAAGCGAATCGAAGCGACCTTTGTTACCCATAGCTATTTCGCCGATCGCTTTAAGGTTTGGCATTATATTACCCTGATCGATCCCGAAACTTGCCATTAACTGAACACCGCCGCTAAGCGTCTCTTTGCCGTATGCTTTGGTTGCGTATTCAGCAATACCGTCGATCATCTTTTGCGCGTTCTCTTTTCCTTTAAAAAGAACCTCAAAAGTGGTATTTCGCATTTCTTCATCAATCCCCAATTTCAATGCGCGACCGCCGATAATCCCAGCTTGCACCAGCGGATTTTTTAAGTAGTTGGCAAAGGGTAAATTGCTAAATGACGACTTTATCGAATTGGTAAAACCCGAAAGCGGCGTGTCGTTAAGGCTCTTAACCTCACTACGAAGATCGCGCACCCGTCGGGTCGTATCGAGAATAGAACCGCCCGCGCGATTAAGCACGGACGACATTCTATCTCGCAAATCAATTGTATAAGTATAAAAATTAGTCATTTACCAGCTTCTTTTTTACGAATCCATTCCAACTCCTTTGCGCGCATCGCCCATTGTTCGGTCGTTAGCGTGTCGGGGTCTACGTGCATATAATAGCGCAATTGTGCGTCTATCTGTCTGTAAACCTCGATTTTGGGGTCTAGTTCCGCTAACGTTAGAGCTTTTCCAGCGTTGCGGTTTCGGCGGTTATCAATTCACCGACCACGCCAACCGCGCCCATAAATAGCTTATCGTTGGTTTTGATTTCTTCATCGCCGCCCAGCCAGCAATTTTCTAAAATTGCCGTACACCCGCCGAGAATATCGTTTTTTGCAATGCGCATCATTGCCAGCGATAAGGTCGCGCGATCGGGATTATGTAAATACCCAATTTTGCCCCCGACTTTTAAGACATGCACCTCGTTATGTTCTTTTTTCCATTTGTTGATTTGCGCTTCACTTGGATTTGAAATATTTTTTTCTGCCATTGCTATACTGTTTAAATAGTGTTTAAATATTGATTAAATAAGGCGTAAGGCAAGGAACGGCAATTCAATTTCCATGAATTTATCACCTTGCGACATTGACTCCTCTATATCGGTAAATTCCGCACCTTTTATCACGCGGGTAACGATTTTAGACGAACCCTCTGGTACATACGCCACGATCAGATCGACCGTAAGGTCTAACATTGATCTGCCAGCACTGGCAACGCGTATCGCGGTTATTTCGCTTTGCGTGAATGTCAAGCTACCCGTTACCGTTTTGTTTCCGCGCTGAATACTGCGAGTATCGCGCCCTTTGGCGTGCATCGCTTCTTTTTCTTGCGATTCTTTATAACTCACTTTCCGAAACCCGACTATATCCACACCGCCAAAATTGAGATGTATATCAGCCCATTCGTACTCGCGACCATTTATAAGAAATAGATCACTTAAAGCCATTTTGTTAATTTTGATTGATTGTGAAACCTAACAGGACATTGATATACTTGGCGTATGCGTAAGGACGTACGCGCAATTCTATGTCTATTCGATTGGTTGCCAGCATATCGATTGTACGGTCGACAACACATTGCACACCTTGATCGTTAGCATCTGACGGATCGGTCGACAATTCACCGTTTACCGTCATACTGTTAGCTATTGCGTTAATGACGATTTGCTCAATAGATGCGGCGGTTGTCTCTAAGATCGTACCGTCGGCGTTTACTGGTATCTCGTCGAGCAATTCGTTAACGAGTGTCGGGTACGCTATACGGCGCGCTTTGTCGATCGTGCGGCGGCGTGTCAATTGGTTATAGTCGTCGATCTCTTTTGTTGCAAGTAGATCGTCAGCAATATAATAACCCGACAAGCCCGTGAATGTGCGAAAGGTTATATAACCCTTGCCGTGAATGGTTGCAATATCCGACAATTCGATCGCCTTATCTTTTGCGTACATGGTCGCTACTTTGAGCGCGCCATCTTTCACACGTCCGATATTGCGGTGTACGGGAACATTAGCTACACGACCAGCCACCAGCCCGACGGCTTGGTTTACCGATCCTTTGACTGTGTCACCGATAACGATACCGACACGGTTGTTTGTGAACGTTTTTAAGTCCTCTAAATCTTCTGCATTACCAGCATAACCAACGCCGTCTATTAGCGTAAATATGGGCGCTTGCATTGTCTCGGTCGACCATTCGCCCAAGCCTTGCGCCGCTATCATTGCCGCTTTGACATCGTCAGAAAGACCGCCCGCAATGGTTGGCGTTTCTTCGAGTGATTTAGTTATTACTATACCTCTGATCTCGCCGCGCGTCAACTCGATAACATCGCGCAAATACGGGTTATCTTTATCTAATATCGCCGACATCGTGAGGGTTGACGGATAGCCCACGATATAAACCTTTGTACCCTCGTTTGCCTCTGTGTAAAAGTCTTTAACGACTTTATAAACCAGTGGGTTATTTTCGGCGGTGACGCCCAATTCTTCGAGACTCGAAAGTCTTTGCAAAGGGTAATGTTTAGCCAGTGCGAAAGTAGTTTCGACCGCAATAGCCCCCGCAATAGCGATTAAAAGCAAGCCGTCAGCGCTAGAAACTGTTTGCCCAATTGCACCGTTCCCATATCCTATTTTAACTCTTGGTAATTCCATTTTATTCGATTGGCTTGGTTACTGTGTATATCGTTTGCTCGTCCAGCCCTTTAGCGTGGCGCTCCGCGTCGGCTTCTGTACCGAAAGGAACAAGATCAGCCGAAAAATAGACGGTCGATAACGTCGGGAACTTTGCGAAAACGTCGTCAGCAATTCGATTGCGGGCGATGTCGTCCTTTGATGGTTCAAGTTCCGCTTGTGCTTTGAGTTCGGCGTCTGCTTTGGCTTTGGCGTCAAGTTCCGCTTGTGCTTTGAGTTCGGCGTCTGCTTTGGCTTTGGCTTCAAGTTCCGCTTGCGCTTTGAGTTCGGCGTCTGCTTTGGCTTTGGCGTCAAGTTCCGCTTGTGTTTTGATGTCGGCGATTACTTCGTTTTTTATATCGTTAGCTGTTTTTGATTTTGCCATGATTTGTCGATTATTTAAGTAAAAAAAAGTGTCGATGTCAATTGTTAATACATCGACACTTTTTACATTTATCTATCTGATATTATTGTTTAAGCGTTATCGCTGTATATCGAAGCGATACCAAATGCACGAAAAGGCATAGCCACAAATCGAAGTTGCGCACCTACAAGCCAGCCTCTATAATCAGCCCATCGATCATCTGCGCGGGCGTCTTTGTCACCCATAGCGCGCATAACTTGCGACTTGGCAAAGGCTAAAGACGATTCGTTGCCCGTCAATGCACCTTTTGGCAATTTTTCGCCGTTAGCGGGGTCATAAGCGGCGGTGTCAGTGAATGTGTACCATTTAAAACCAGCGATCGAGCCAGTTGTCAGCATCATATTGTAACGCACGGCGTCGGCGGCTAACAAGTCCTCTTCATGTTCGGGTGATAGTATTAGAATACGCCCAGCCGTCGGCAATTTTGCACGATTAAACGCGGTACGCAATCTTAAAAGATCGTTATATGTCATGCGCTTTTTACCATCGCCACGATTTTCGCCCGTTGTTTTCAATACGGGTGTTTTTACGGTATGCTTTGCGGGTGCGATATTGTACGCTGCACTTGTAGAGGCACGTTCGCCCAATGTGTTAACATGTTGCATCAAAACCGAGCGCGATTTATCGTAACTCGTTTCTAATTCTTCTACATTGGTGATGTGTGTCGGTTTTGTATCAAATGTCGATAAAGGGATACGGATACCCTCGTCGTCACGTTGTACGGGAACTAGCGGCCATGTACCGTTGTTTTCGACTACGTCGGGATCAGCGCCAACCTCTGCCAAGTTGATAGCGTTATTCGATACCATGTGATCCATAGATGTCAATTCCTTTAACCACGATCCATCGGGGTAAAAATTTTCGAGAATTACATCTGTAAATACTTCTTTCCAAACTCCAGCCATTTTCTTATTCTTTTATTGTTTTTGATTTTAATCGTTCAAATTCTGTCGGGTTCTCGTGTTTAAGGTTTTGTAAGCCTTTAGAATCCTTTTTCATCCAGTCTAGGTATGTCCAGTCGGCGCGCTCTGCTGATAGCTTGGTTTTGGTCGCCATATCCGCAAGGGTCGGTTTGTTTTCGGTTTCGATAGCCTCGATAACCGATTTTACCGTGTCAAAGTCTTTTTTCGCCAATTCTACGTATGCAATGCGCTGTTTTTCGGTGATCTTGCCAGCCGTAACCGCCGACAACAAATAGGCGTCGATCTTTTCGTTTGTTAACTGCGTGATCTTTTCGTCTTTTTCCTTTACGGCGATTTCGATGTCGCGTTCTGTATAGCCAGCCTTTAAGTTTAGGCTTTCGACTGTCGACGCCGATAGTTTAATAGTTTCTAGTGCCATTTCTTGATTATTATTATTTGGATTATTAAAGCTCAATTTCACTTGATCAAGTGTTAATATTTCGCGGCGGTCGTTGAATAGTCGTACCGCGCCAGCATCCGACGGGATAGCGACGATACTAACCTCGATTAATTCCGATTTAGTGGCGATAAACTCACCGTCTATGTGCTGCAACTCTATGACTCTAAGCCCTAGCGAACAGCCTTTTATATAGCCCCTTTCAACCTTGCCCGCTATTTTTGCGCCGAGTTCGTCGTCAGTGTCGAAATCGGGCGTACCTCTTAGCTTATCGTCCTCAATCGCTAATTCTTTCCACATACCGATCGCCTCGTCATAGTTATGATTGTGCAACATTATTGGGTTGAGATTAAAGCGGGTAAGGTCTAGCCCTGCAAAGTCAATTTTGAACCCTCGATCGTTAATAAATCTATTGTCTGATAGCGTCATTCTCATAATTAAATAAGTCTTGTTTTTTGGGGTTTTCCGTTCTAATGTGAGGCAAAGTAACGGCGCATTTTAGACCTACTCAAAAAGCTGTGACACAATGGCATACCTTTTTTATTTCCCGCGTTTTAAGCCTCAATTTTGCATTAAATATCAACGATTACATAATGGCTAGAACACCAAAAAAGAACGACAAGAAAGCGAACGCAAAAGCGCTTTTTATGACGGGCAATTTTCAGCAAAAAGAGATTGCCGAGGTTGTCGGCGTGACACCTAAGACGATCACCGAATGGGTACGAAATGAAAAATGGGATTTGATTTTAGAAAGTCAGACCAGTACTAAGGAAAAGAGGATCGCGAGATATCAGAAGTACTTAAATGATTCGTATGAGATTATCGAAAATAGACCGATATCCGAAAACATACCGACAAACGGCGAAATCGACCGAATTAACAAACTTGAATCAACCATTAAGAAACTGCAAGACAAAGCCAGTATAGGCGAGATTGTAACGATGTCGAGAGAGGTGTTAAATTTCACGCGCACCGCATTTGATATAGACAAGGCAAAAGAATTAAGCGCCGTATTTGACGCGTACATCAAATCGAAACTAGAGTAATGGCAAAACTAGCAGACAAGCAAGCGATAAACGAATGGGATATTTATCGCGAATCATTACTTAAAGCCACATCGACCGAGATTAACGAATCACCCGCCGAGAAGCGTAAGCGAATCGAAAGGCTCGAAAGCAATTTCGAGAAATGGGCGGCTTATTATTTCCCGAACTATTGCACCGCCGCACCCGCATTATTTCATATTCGGGCGGCTGAACGTGTGTTAAAAAACTCCGAATGGTTCGAGGTGCGAGCATGGGCGCGCGAGTTGGCAAAATCTATCCGCACAATGATAGAAACGTTATTCCAAGCGCTTACGGGTCAGAAATGCAATATAATACTTGTGTCTAATTCAGAGGATAACGCAATCAGATTGCTAGAACCTTACAGAGCCAATTTAGACACCAACCAGCGCATTATTAATGACTACGGGGTGCAACGTTCGACCAAATGGAAAGACGGCGAATTTAAGACACGCAAAGGCGTTTCTTTTCGCGCCGTTGGTGCGGGGCAAAGTCCGCGCGGTACGCGTAACGATGCAGCAAGACCCGACAAAATTATCATTGACGACATCGACACTGATCAAGATTGCCGAAACCCCGAAATCATAAAACAGCGTGTCGATTGGATATTCGGCGCGCTCATACCTACACGGGCGGTTAACATTGCATTGTCTATCGTAGTGTGTGGTAACATTATCGCCGAGTACTGTTGTGTTACTGAAATGATGAAAAAAGCGGATAAAATCGACATTGTGAATATCCGTACAAATGGCGTTAGTTCGTGGGCGGCAAAAAACAGCGAGGCGCATATCTCACGGATCGAGCGCACTATCTCTTATGCGGCTTTTCAAACTGAATACTTCAACAACCCGCAAACAGAGGGGCGCGTATTCAAAAAAATACAATTCGGTAAAGTTCCGCGATTGCTCGACATGGAACAACTTATCGTTTACTCCGATCCAGCGCCGAGCAATAGCGATGTTAAAAACAATTCGTATAAGGTCGTTGCATTATTGGGGCGAAAAAATGGTATAACCTACGTCATAAAGGCATTTTGTGAGCAATGCACAAACGCCCGTTTTGTGAACTGGTTTTATGATATACACGACATTGTAAAAGGCTGTCAAGTGCAATATTATATCGAGAATAACAGTCTTCAAAATCCATTTTACGAGCAGGTGTTTATACCGCTCTTTAAGGACATCGGACGATCTAAAGGTTACATAATACCGATCAGACCCGACCCGCGAAAGAAACCCGACAAATTTACACGTATAGAGGGCACACTTGAACCCGCACACCGTCTCGGCTTACTCATATTTAACGAGAAAGAAAAAGAGAGCCAACACATGCAAACCGTTGTCGATCAATTTCTAGTTGTATCGCCAACCTATCGCGGGGCTATCGATGCGCCCGACTGTATCGAGGGCGGGTATAAAATTCTTGACGAGAATGTCGCGCGCCGACAAAGCACATACCGATCACAAACCCGAAGTAATCGCCGATACTAAAAAACGGCATTTAATCAACATTTAAACACTATTTAAACGATGTTTATAGAAATCGACGAAATGAATAGCGTCATGTACGACTACCAGCTAGGCGCGATAATCGAGAACGACGAAACAATCGCTTTGCGAGGTATAAAGGCGGGTGTGGCTAAGGTCAAAAGCTACTTGACGGCTAACAATCAGAAGCGCTTTAAAGACGGGCGGCTTACCTACGATGTAGAAATGATATTCGATGCGCGGGGTGAGGATCGCGACGACCTAATCGTCCGCATTTGCTTAACGATTGCCGCGTGGTATATCTGCGAACTATCAAACATAGACATCATTTACGAACATGTAACCGATCGCTACGAAAAAGAAATAGACTTTTTGTCGATGGTCGCGGGCGTGGGTAAATATGAAAATTCGCCGACCGTCGCGCTAGACCTACCAACCAAGCAAGACAACCCCGACGACGATACTAGAAAACCTTTTCGATACGGATCACGAGCAAAATTTAACTACGAGTAACAATGGCAAGAAAACAACGAAATACGAGCAAACCAGCCGAGACGACAACGGTTGCCAATCACGCGCCGACTTATGCGCCTAAAATAGCGCGTAAGGCAATCAGCCAAACACGTCGGGATATAGCCGATTATATCCGCGCTAAAATGTTTGCAATGGCAGTAGAAGAACCCCGACAATATTTATTGCAGGACATTTACACCGCCATATCTGACGATGCGTTATTGAGTTCACAGATAGACAACCGCAAAGAGCAAACAATGTCCGCGCCATACGAAATGGTAACCGACGACAATAAGGTCGACGAACGGCTGACACAGGCTTTGAAAGATTTACCCGTGATGGTCGACATTATCGCACATATACTCGATAGTGAGAATTACGGATCGAGTTTAATAGAGTTGTCGAGCATCAAAGGGATAAGAAAAGTTGAATTGATCAACCGCCGAAATGTTGTGCCCGATCCTAATTTCGGGCGTTTCTATCCCGATACTTCACTAAACACATTTATAGAGTATCGCGATTCGGCTGAATATGGCAAAACCTTATTAGAGTTTAATTCTGATCATATAGGACGACTTAATAAAGCCGTTCCGCATGTGCTTTTCAAACGTTTTGCGCAATCGTGTTGGTCTGAACTATGCGAGATATACGGCATACCGCCGCGCGTAATGAAAACAAACACACAAGACCCCGCAATGCTGGATCGTGCCGAGTCTATGATGCGCGATATAGGTGCGGCGGCTTGGTTCATTATCGACGAACACGAAAGCTTCGAGTTTGCAAATGCGGTCAATACCAACGGCGATGTGTATAGCAATCTGATCAATCTATGTAACAATGAAATAAGCATGTTATTTTCGGGCGCGATCATTGGTCAAGACACAAAGAACGGCAACGAAAGCAAAGAAAAAATATCTATATCGATTCTCGATCGTCTGGTCGACTCGGATAAGAGAATGGTAGAAATGTATTTAAACAGTGTTGTTATACCCGCCTTATATACGATCGGATGGATACCGCGCACGACATCGCGGTTTCGTTTTGCCGTCGCTGAAGACACTGACAAACTTTTCGAAATGACGACAAAGATAATGCCGTATAAAAGTATCGATGATGAGTGGTTCGCCGAAAAATTCGGGATCAAAGTTACGGGTGATCGAAATGCGGGCGGGGCAAATTTTCAGTAGGTGAACTAGCGTCAACACCTCAAAAACTGTCGCTACATGAATTGTATAATTGTGCGTGCCCTAATTGTGGCGGGCACGTCGAAAAACTCGCCATCGCACCAAGTGAGATCGAAAAATTACTTAAGGCGTTCGATAAGGTTGTGGGCTGGGCGCATGGCAAGAAAAAGACAACGATAACACCCGCCGACCTCAAAGACAAGAATGTGCAACCGTTGATCAACGAAATATCGAACATATTCAAAGACACGGTTAACAGTAGTATCGGTTATGAAATACCCGCTATTATGCGCCAACACCTGATAGATAATGTTTACGTGTTTTCGGGGTGTAAGACTTACGACCAGCTAAGAAAAATTAGTGATCTGTTAGTCGATGGTGAGGGCAACATTAAATCATTCTCACGCTTTTTTAAAGATACGCGCGCGGTGTACAATACGTATAATAGGCAATATTTAGAGAGTGAATATATATTCGCCACACAGTCGGCGCAAATGGCGGGCAAGTGGGCGGATTTTGAAGCGTATGGCGACCGTTACAATTTGCAGTACCGAACGGCTGGCGACGATCGTGTAAGATATGCGCATGAATTATTGAACCGCACCACATTGCCGTTAAGCGATCCGTTTTGGTCTAAATTCTTGCCGCCGAATGGCTGGCGATGCAGATGTACAGCGGTACAAATTCGCATTGGTCAATATCCCGTATCGGATAGTAACAGCGCGCAACAATGGGGCAATGAGGCAACGCATACAGTTGGCAAAGGTGGGGTTAATACATCGGCAATGTTTCGCTTTAATGCGGGCAAGGAGAAAATTATCTTTCCCGAAACGCACCCGTATTTCGACAACAAAGAAGTAGTTCAGATTCTAAAAGAGAAACGATGAGAGTAGGTATAAAAATTATAGAAATAATACTCGAAGATATACGTGTCGATCTAACGAATCAATTCGATGAGAATTTCGAGCGGAAAGGTTTTTTTAGTCAGAAATGGAAACCGACAAAACGACCCAATCCGCGCGGCTCATTAATGGAACGCACGAACTATCTGCGCAAATCTATTTCGTCCGTTACAGACAATAGAGCGTATCAAGTCGTTTTTAAATCGTCCGCGCCTTATGCCAGCGTTCACAACGAGGGCGGCACTATAAATATGCCAGCCCGAAAACAAGTGTTACACTTCAATAAGAAAGGGCGGTTTAATAAGAATGACGAACGTGCGTCGTATGCTCAAAAAGCAAATGTAGGGGCTTATACAATTGATATGCCTAAACGCCAGTTTATCGGTACAGCACCCGAAACCGACAAGATTATCGACGGCATTGTACACGAGCGTATGCCGCGCAACGTTATTGATTTTATAGATAAAATGTTTAAGAAATGATGAACGAATTATTACAGGATTTCCAAACGCGGCTCGTTGAGAATGTGCCGGCATTAAAAGAAGTTGACGAGGATTGGGGGCAATTGGATTTTTACACCGATAGACCGCCCGTAAAATTCCCGTGTGCGCTTATAGACATCCAAGACGGGGAATTTTCAGACGATGGAATGATGCAACAACGCGGCACGCTGACAGTAGTTGTAAAACTATTTATGTTCAGATTAGGTAACACCAGCGATCGCGCACCACAAAGTCAGAAAGACGACAATAAGAACGGCTGGATAATTTACAACGACGTAAATAAAGCGTTGCACGGACAAAAGTTTTTACAGAATGGATATGCAACACCAATACGACAACGAATGCAGCGTATAAGGCGCAACGATGGCATTTACCAACGCGAGATAACCTATACAATTGGGTTTACAGATAACTCGTGTGTACCAGTAAGACAAACAGCTAGACCGACACCAATATTAACGGTAAGTGCAAAATAAAAAAAGCCTCGCGTTGTGCGGGGCTTTCTTTATTTAATCAGTATTTAAATGATGTTTAAATACTATTTTGCATATACTTTATACATAATGATCCATCGACTCGAATTGCCAGTATCTTTGCGGTGTAATTGTATTGCACAATCTCTTTTCTCTGAATTTAACCAAAATATCTCCTCACTTCTTTTAAGCGGTTTACTTAAGATAATGTCTTTGCTTTCAGGCGTTGTATTTAGATCACTACATAACTTTTCCCAAATAACATATAAATCTAAAAATATGCCCTCTATCTCATAGAGATTAAATACTCTTTTACCCGTAATACCTAAATCGTTATTAGCCCCTATTGTTCCTTTGGTAAAAGTAAAAGATACAGACGGAACATCGTTATCTCTATTAAACTCGTCAGGATAAAACGAAACTACATAATGATAGGCTCTATTTGTGTAGTTTTCTCTAATATATGTTTTATTCAATAGAGAAAACAAGTTATCGGCAATAGAATTAACAGACACATAATCTGTATTCCACGATTTAACAAGATCGGATTCGCTATTCAACGACTTATAATCCTTTGATTGAGAGTACCCAAATAAAGGAATAGTAACTAACAGGAATAATACTATTTTTTTCATAATTCAAATCTATAAATAAATTTAACATAAACCTATAAAAGCCCCGCACAATGCGAGGCTTTTAATTAAGTTAGATATTTGGCTGATCAATATCAAAAAAACATAGTGAAGAATTTATTTTACATTCTTTACCATCAATCAAAACCACATATTCATAGTTTCGATGCTCGAATATAGGATGATTTGTAATCGTATAACTTTTCAGTTCATATATTTTACCTTTCTCTATTTTTATAGAATCTTTAGACGAGACTGGCAAGTCACGTGTGGCAACGGCTAACAGTTTTTTCTTTGGTCGTGGTTGATAAACACTTGTGAAATATGAAGCCACCTCACTTGCTAGATCAGCACTACTTATACATCTACATCTTTCAAAGCCTCGAAATGGACTAGCAGGCTTATCCAAATAGATTTTTCCAAATTCTTCCCAACTTATTGATTTCTTATGTGGTGATACTGCTTTCGCATACGCTTTATTTTTCTCTATCTCTTTTAGAAACTCGTTATAAGCAGATACAAAGGCGCTGGGTAAATTCGGGAAATAATAAGCCGCCCATGTATAATAATCGTTAGCTAGTTCGATCCGCCGTCTTTTTTGCTCGGCGATTTTCATTTCAACTAAATGATCAATTAATGACTTGCGTTGATCTTCTGTAACTGTTATCGTTCCTTTAAATGTAAATTCCATAATTAAATTGTTTTTATTGTTTTAAAAATTAAGTGTCATTTGACCATGAGAAGCGTTTAATAGTTCTTTGTTTACGTCCGTTCCCATAATTCGATAAAAAGTACGTTCGCCCATCGGATAAAGTGTATTGATATGTTGCCGATAGGCTTGGCGCTTGCATTTCGATTGGTTGCCCTCTTCGAAGCGTTCTGCAACTAAGGCTTGAATAATGGCATACCTTTTTAATACATTCACATTCTTTTTAACCTCTTTTGTTTCCATAACTCTCATATTTAAATTATCTTTGTAATAGCTACATTAACAAAGCCTTAAGTATTCGCGAGAGTATGAGAGGCTTTAATTTTTTAGTAGGTCACCGATCGATCGCCACACGCTAAAGAAACCGACCAACTCATTGCGGGCGCTACATGTGTTTAGCATTAATAGCATGCCCAAAGAGCGCGTTAATTTCGATAATAGATAAACTACATAACCAAGCCCATAAAAGGGCAAGAAAGCGACCGCAAGGGTGCTACATAAAACATTTCTAAACATTAGGTTTTTCTTTTTATTCATAATTTTTCTTTTTTACTATAAAAATTTCTAATAATACACTTTTGCGCCAGTCGGGAAAATCGGGGTTCAGATGCGGCGGTGTATGTGCTACTTTCATATTTTCCTCTATAATAGGGGTCAGATGTTGGGATAAGTCAATTGCCGCTTGCCAATCGGGGTAAGAACCTTTACCCTCACCTTTTAAACAAATTCGCTCAACCTCGACACCATGCAGATAATCTTTTACGATTACAACTTTCGGAATTTCAACACCCAGCCGTCGCAAAGCTTTGCGTAACAATCGGATCAGTAATGCTTTTAATTTTCGTTTCATAAATCAATTGTTTTAAGTGTTCAACTTGCGCAAATGCAACTTTGCTTTCTCTCCGATATACTCCATTACAACCCTGTCATTTTTGAAAACTCTTAACCGCTTCTTTTTCGAATTGTAAGAGAATGATATTTCTACGTGCGGATTACTCATTTCGATATTGTTCTTTAATTTCACCTTTCGGCTTCCAGCCTACAACTATATTTGCTTCTAATTCGCCCGTGCCTTTACACACTCCGCACGGCTGATAGTGCCCGCCCATTTCGGGATCGTATCGGTGCGAACGGTTATCTATATAAAAGCCGCCATCACCTTTGCAATTATTACAACGTTGCGGAATTTTAAAAACTTCACCCGTATGCGAATAAGACATACCGTCTGGCTGGCTGATTTCTAATACATTTATAACTTTACTCATTTGTTTTTCTTTTTTGCTAAACGTTCAAAATATCGGGTCATACGTTCGGATTCTGACGGTACGGTCGCATCGTTGTATTTACCGTTTATACTTTCTTGCTCACCAATCGCGCACCGATCGTCGAAATACTGACGAAACCAGCCCATCACCTTTGGCATATCCAGCGATTCGTAAAACTCGCCATATTCGCCCGTCTTTGCCTTTCTGAATATCACATGTATATCGGCGATCGATAGACTGTAATAGGTGGCGACAATTTCGCTGGCTAATGCTTCTATTTGCGGTTCACGCAAAGGGCGCTTTATATTCACCATATCGCACACGTCGATCAAATACAACTTAATCACTGTCTCGATCTTTTCGTCGCCAAAATCGGCACGCAAACGGGCTAAAGATGGGTATTGCGACGGGCTGGTCGTCGCCAGTGCCAAAGCATCGCGCATCGATCGGACATCGCGCAATTCACGCCCTAGTATTTTAGGTTGCAAGGTCGCGAGTGAGACGGGCTTTATAGTCGTCGTTAACTCCTGTTTTTCCATTGTTCCTTATACTTGCTATTATTTCATTAAACTTGTTATTAATAATCGTGAGAGAGAAAGCGTTTTGCTTGTACCAGTCGGGCAACTTGGATATAAAAGCCTTAAAGGTTTCGAACGCGACCGACGGGCTTTTATACTCGATAAGACATTGCACTTTGTCGATAATCATTGTCAGCGCGAAACCGTCCTTTGCGCCGAATACATAATCGACACCAGTATGGTCTTTATAGGCTTCGAGAAAGTAATTACGACATTCGGTAAATAAACTAGCATTCTCGCCGTTGCTTTTCTTTTCATACATTTCATACGGTACGCCCAAAGAGGCGGCGAGCGCCTCGCGTAATTGTTCTTTGCGCGCCTTTTTACTCTTTAGGGTTTTTAGTTGTTGGTCGTGGGTCATACTCTTTATTGTTTAAATTCCATTGCAAACACAAGTGTCTGTAAGTATTGAATGTGTTTTTGTAATTCAACAACATCAAACGATTGATAACAATCAACTACTATAATATTGGGGCGCTTATCTTCACATCGAACACCCCTTAGCGATTGATACGCTTTAAATTCAAAACTTGAATTTTCAGACTTCAAAGTGAACTTACATTCTTGTTTTCTTTCTGTCATTTTAATACTGTTTTTACATTGTTATTTTTTGACCAACTATTATTTGCGAAAAATAAAGGCTATCAATTTGGAATCGTTTAACAGCGTCTTTGTTGGCAACATATACATACCATTTGCTTTTAACTATGTGTGGTGTTGTGCGGTGTACGACTGCGCGCGGAACGTGAACATAAGCAGATGTTTGAATATTTTGTGTATTCTTATTGCTCATGTGTATAGGGTTATATTCCTTACAAACCACATAGCCATTAAATGGCTTTTGCTCACAACTCAAAAGCATTACTGCAAAAATGAAACATATAAGTTTTTTCATAATCTAATCACTGTTTTAATACTGTATACCATTATTACACATCGCGATCACCTCGTCGGCAAAATCGCAAAACGTTTCTTCAACCTCATAGGGTTGCGGCTCGTTCACATACTTTTTATTTGTGTCGGTGACTGTATAGCCCCATCGTTTCAACTCGTTGAGTTTTGCCAGTTCTTTAGGTGTCAATAATTCGGGATCGACACGGATCGATTTTTTTTTCGTATCAACAAGGACACCGCGAGATCGAAAGAAGCGACACAAATTATATTGTATTCTTTTAAATCGGTCGGTTGCCATATTATATCGGTTTCTTTAAATCCCGTCTTACATTGCCTACAAATGGGCGGAAAGTCTCAAAACCGACATGTTCGCCCTTTGCGTTGCGCAATGTTCGCCAGCTACGATAATAAGGCAATGGTTTGAGACGGGATTTTAACCATTCTTTTTGGCGTTTCAAATGTTCTTTGTACGATTCAAAACTCATACCCTTTGGTCTTGCTGATAAAATTTTCATGTTTCTAATTTTTATATATTAATAATCAATTAATTGCACTCATTGACAGCGGTTTCTTTCTTCAACTCAATATAAAATGTCTCGTCTTGCACTACTTCAACGCCACATTTTATCAATAGAGGTGCGACAATATCGTCGTTACGATCAGCAAGTAACTTGTCTTTAGCTGGCTCTTCAACTGTACGAACATAAGCGGGCAAAAATTCTTTTAGCATATTAGTAACCGCCGCCCATGTAAAGCCCTTTTTGTTCTTAAGTTTTGGTGTACCTATTCTAAAACCGATTACGCCGTGCGATAGGTCTAGGCTCTTTTTCTTTGAAAACTGTGTTTCTTTATTTTCAAGGGCATAAGCTTGCACCAAATCGAACGATTCGTTTTTATCAGCCGCTAGCTTTGCGAGGTCGTCGGCTTTTTCGTCACGCAACTTTGTAATTTTCACGTCGAGATCGGCATTAATTTTCGCTATCTGAGCGTCAGCCTTTGCGTATGCGGATAATGCTTCGTTCATTCTTTCGTCTGAAATGTTTGTTAAAACTGTTTTCTTTGCTCTTTTTTTCATGCTTTTACTATTTTATACATATTAAAATTTGATACATTAACCGTTTCTAGTACGATACCGTCGCCCGTGTGTTGACACCATTTTATTTTCAACTCGTTATAATGGCGTACCGCCTTATCCCATTCTTGCATCGTTTTTGTTTTCCACAAATCGCGCTCGGCTTGGTCGATCGCTTGCGATAGTTGTTTTATAGTCATACTTCTATGTTATTTAAAATGTCATTTACCCAGTCTTCGTGTTTAGCCGCGTTCAACTCGCCAAACTTTCGGTATAGCGATTGAAGCGTCGGCAATGATATATTATTGAATACTGTTACTTTGGCGGCGTTACATGCAACCGCTTTCACATAGTCGAACGATTTACCCGTAGTACCTTGATTCTCTAAAAACTTGAATATTGCCGCCATCAAGCGTTTGCGGGCTAGGTCGAGAGACGGTGTCGACAATTCGTTGCGCATCCTTTCGTATGCTTTCGGGTGACGCTCGTATAATACGGCGAGGCTCTCGGTTCGCTTGCCCGAATACTCGGATATAAGACTCGTTTTAATTACATCGTCTTGACCTTGCCCCCAGCCGTCGACCGTTTTTAAGTAGGCGAAAAACCACGCATGCGGGTTAGTTTGATTTGTTGCTTTCATCTGATTTTATTTTAAAATTACATTTTCCAATATTCCCTATATCCCTTATCCCATACGATATAATCAGCGCCGCCACCATATCGGCTTTTTGTGATAATTCCGCAAAACCCCTCGACACGTATATGCACAAATGAATCGTAATAGATAGCGTTAGCCAGTGCGCCTTTTGGTAATTGCCCGTCCGCCCACGATATAAATATGAATTGCACGGCTGGAAAATCGTTTATCAATTCCTTATATGCCTTTATCGTCAATCCTGTATATTGTACCGAGTCGATAAATACAAACTTTGGTGCGGTGCGCTTTTTCTTTAATCGTTCACGTAGTGCGGTTATTGGCTCTTTATCCAGTAGCACGAAGTTGTTACCAACGTCGCGCATACCCACGTCAATAATTGCGCGTTGCATTGAGGCGGTTAAGCCCTCTTCAAGCGAATCGTACGCCACTTTGCCAAAGCGGGTCAAGTATCTAGCCAACTGCATAGCAAGTCGGGTTTTGCCGTTACCAGTATTGCCGAAAATAAGCCACGCGCCCGTTGCTTCGGGCTTACCTATCGAATTGAGCCACGCGCCCTCAAAGTCAAGCAATACAGGCTTAAAGTTGAGAATGTCAGACACCGACAAGGCGCGTTTTGTTTTCTTTGGTTGTTGCATATCCGTTTAATACTGTTTAAATACTGTTTAATCTCGTTTTTAAGCCGCGTTTCTTCCTTTCTTGATAATTGCCTTAGATAGCTTGTCAACACGCCTTAAATCGCCGTCGCTGTTATCGACAACCTTTTCGATATGCTGTACGTTAGTTAAGCCGACCGATACCGCCACATTTGCCATATCTTCGTATGTATTGCCACTTAGTTTAATGAATCGGCGACCTATGCGGCTGTATATCTCGTTAAATCCTTTTTTGTTAAGAGCCACACCGCGCAAAATGCGCTTTTCCATGTGATTAGTTGCCAATAGGATAATACTGCAATGATCTTCTAACATGTTGTACAGAGTGATGAAGAAGTAAAGAACCTGATCGCTCAACTTATCGGCTTCATCCAGTATGATAATAGGGTTCTCTTTGCTCTTAAGTACACGGGAAACCTCGCGCATCATTTCGTTAACTGTATATCCCGACGGGTCGCAACCCATTGCCTCAAGCAATTCAAGCATAAATGTTTTTCTGTTCCAGTGTTCAGCGCAAACAATACGGTAAGCGTTCTTATTCTCCGACACATATTGCTTTGATGTTACACTCTTACCACTTCCAGCCGCGCTTACAATAGCAGATACACCGCTATCGCTTTGATGATCCGAAAGTATCGCGTACAATTCGTTGTACACGGTTGTCTTAACGATCTTGCTGTCATTGTTGCAACCTATTTGCGCCGCCACGTTGCGCCACATTTCGTCTTTTATCAATTCGTGTTTTTCGGTAAGCATATTCGATACAGTCGACGGCGATACGTCTTTAAGGCTGTTAGCTGCTTTGTTCTGACTTGGATAGCGTTTGCAATAAGCGCGTAAAGCATCAACGATTACTTGTTTTTCTTGAATTGTCATATCTGTATAATTTAAAATTGTTATTAATATTTGTCGAAAAGTGATTCTGTTACAGGCTCGGCGATAGGCATGTATTTAGATGGTTGAGCCGCCCGTCCTAAATTCCTATTATTTTTATGTTGCCCCGTGCTGTCGGTTAGTAGTATCTTAGCGAGCGTACCGTCTAGTTGTGGGTTTTCGTCGAATAATTCGCGTACCAGTTCACCACTGCGGGCGCGGGTTTCGGTGATATAGTTTATTACATTACCGTTATAATCTTTTATGCGTTGCAATTCGTCAGAGTCGCCAGCCGAACGATCCTTAAGCGCCATTGGTTGTAAATATTTGTCCTCTAATACGAAGCGCAACGATGCATCGTCGTTAACGGCTAGTATTCGTTTTGTGTCGTCGGGATCAAATATGATATTCCATTGTGTCGAGGCGTAATGGCGAAACAACGGGTCGAAACAGTCATAAGCGCGCTTAACTCCTTTTATTGTGGTGATTACACCCTCACCGCGTAACATATTTTTATGACCCGTAGCGATACCGAAATGATACAAATAACTTTCATCCGAAAGTATTATTTTGTCGCATTCGTCGACTTTAGCCCACTGATTCAAATATGCCTCGCGCTTGGCTTGGCGCTCCATTTCCACAATAGCGGCAACTTGTTTCACAACACCGTCATAGTCGGGAAAATGAACTTTATATTTATTCATATATTCGACATTTGGTTGCTTGTCTTTGGCAGAGGTCACACCATAACCCGACCAGTTTTTTTGTAGCTGGCAATATGTTTTATTCACATACTTAAAATATGGCTCAATAACCTTTGCCTTAGCGTTCTTTGCGCGTGCTGGCGTTACCTTGCCCGCCATAGCTTCATAAATCGGTGTAAGGGCTTTAAATGCGTACCTATCCGATTGTATTTGGTGTGTACGATACATGTTGCCAAACAATTCGCGTGTATGTTGGGCGGCATTGCGTAACGCGGCTTTAATAAGTTCGGGGGTTTCGTGTGTACCGATGGCATAACCGATCGGATATTTTTTGCAAGGGTCTAATACAATTACCACCGTTGGGCGATGGTGATAGGTTGTTTTTCCGTTCTCGGTACGTTGGTATAATAGTTCAACATCCCAGCCGTCTAGCGTCCAGTAATATAGTGGCATTGTCGGCGCGGTGCGCTTGGCTTGCATTAGTTTGTTGTTATGTAAGGCTGTCGATCCGTGACGACCTGCATACGTTTCCAAATCGTATTTGTCACGATAGTATGCGACCGCGTCGCCCGTGATCTTACGCCAGTTCATCGGCTCGGCAACTTGATTGTAGAAACGGGCTATTTGTGCATTATCTAGGTTTCGCGGGTCGCCCAAAAATTCAATAAGAAAACTTTCTTTATACTCGTCGTTTATAGCGGCGGCATTAGATCGGTCTTTCAGATAGTTCTTATGTATAAGCGTTAGATATTTATCGTCAGCGCCTTTATACTTCAGATACTTGCGTTCTAGGCTTCGAGGGTTGGGCGGTAATGTGTTTTTGTACATCACACCGTTAAGGCTTTGCACCGCCTCGCTTATCATTTCCCACGAGCGGGTTGTCTTGCCACCCATAGCGCGTTTCTTTGCTTGCTTGCTCACGATTAGCGTATGGATCGCATCCAGTATAATAGCGTTATGATAGTACTCTATACGCGTTTCTTTCGGTATGCGTCGCCCGTCGTTCAACTTAAAGTCTTCAAAATAAGCACTAGCGGCGGCGTTACCAGTGATCAACCCCTCTAAGACACTGTATCTCACTTGATCGTAAGGATCACCGCCTATTATTTCTTTTATAGCGTCTTTGATCCGATCGGGCATGCTATCGTAAGCAATCAGCGCGGGTGTGTTACGGCTGGCACGGCGTACTAGTTGAATTTTTTTTCGATTGGTTAAATTTTGATAGTTATTAGATGTAACTATATTATTATCAATCAGCCAACCAGCCTCAAAGCATAATATATTATTGTGATATTCCATTTTCATTTTGTTTTTTGTTTTTTTTTGTGAGTGTGGGCGGAATCGAACCGCCGAGCCTTTGCTATCTCCCGTGCTACCTTTTGCACCACACCCGCCGATCTTACGGTCTACTTTCCAGCGCTATTTGTTTAGTCTCTTCCAGTTGTTTAGTTTCCAGATATGCAGAAAGAAGAAAAAGAAACAAGAGAACCAGTAGCGACAAGCCCATCTTTATTGTTTTCTGTCCCATTGTATTTACTATTTTTGTGTAGTGCTAATTCTGAATATTTCAATCTGAACATTTCTTGATGCTTATCTATCGTTTCTAATTTTTCAATCTGATAATCGGTGAAAAATTGAGTCAACGACATAATTTTTAGCAGTTTCTTTTTTAGCTTTATTTCTCGCTGAATGTAGTAGTTAGGTCGGCGCTTCATTATGCGTCTACATTCGGCTAGTGCTTCGCGTATTTCTATTATTCCGTCGCAAACGTCCGTTAGATCGGTGCAATTGCTTGCGATAGTATAAGCAGATAATTTTTTCATATTATTGTTATTTTTTCGGGTTTTCCGTATTTTTCAATTGCTACTTTCTTGATTCGCTCGTAGGTTGCGCCCTTTCCGCTATTCATTGCGTTTGTTATGGTATTAATATGAATACCTAGCGTTTTAGCTACTTCTTTTTTCCAACCGTGCGGCAAAAATTCGGGTAGAGTTGTTTTTTTTACAATTACTGTTTTTGTCATATCTATTGTTTTAAAAATTTCCTATCTTTACGACGTTGTGAATATTTACAGACGCAAATATATACACAAATTGAGAATTGATGCAATTAATCGATGTTAAAATACACAAATTGAGAATGGTTTTTGATAAAGAATTGATACTTAACAGAATAAAAGAAGCGTATAATTTCAAGAATAGTGCGGAATTAGCCGATTTTCTTGGAATTGCTCGTAATACGTTGACAAATTGGTACAAAAGAAATAGTATAGACTATGATCTTGTATTCTCAAAATGTGAACATCTTAATATTGATTGGCTTATTACAGGAAAAGGGCAAATGTTAAGGGGTGAATACATAAATAGTCCAAACACTTCTTATGTAAGTGAAAATTCACCAGCCGTTTACAAATTAAAGACTGATACAGTTATAGAAACTCAACGAATACCATTATTTGATATACAAGCAAGTGCGGGGCTAACCTCACTCTTTGATACACCAAGCAATCAAATACCTATTGATTTTATATCGATACCTAATGCGCCCAAATGTGATGGGGCGACTTATGTACGGGGTGATAGCATGTACCCAATATTAAAGGCTGGCGATATAGTGTGTTATAAAATGGTAGCAGACATAAGGAATATATTTTGGGGTGAAATGTATTTACTAGATATAGACGTCGAGGGCGATCAGTTCCTAACTTACAAATACATTCAAAAATCTACATTAGGCGACGAATATGTCCGCTTAGTGAGTCAGAACCAACACCACGACCCGAAAGACGAACTAAAAAGCAATATAAAGAAGTTGGCACTGGTAAAGGTGTCTATACGTTACAACACGTTATCATAACGCCGAGAGTAACAACTTTCAAACACAAAAACACAAAAAACCGATCAAAACCCTTTACAGATAAGGCATTCATCCAATATATAAATACTATTTAATATGTATTATGGGGTATTTATAGGCTATTTTTAGTGCTTTTTATATACTTTTTCTGATTTATGGGTGTATGGAAGGCTCACTTATTACCTGTTTTTGAATATGCATTTGAATATGCATTTGAATATGCATTCGTAAATAAAGGGTATTTTTAGGTGTTTTAGCACATTTGTTCAATTACTGTTTAAATAGTGTTTAAACGGCAATTATTTACCTTTTCTTGGCGCTTTGTATCTCTTTATTGGTGCGGTTTTGCAGTGATTAAACACTATAAACAACAAAAGAGGCGTTTAAGCCCCTTTTTATCTATTAGCAATTAACCTCGAATTAACTGGTAATGTACATTTCATTTTTAAAACCACTTGCGCATTATATCGTCAAATCCTTTTATACATGCGCATTTCAAGCGTTTTTATAATTTGCGCGTTTTGTATTTTTCTTTTTACCCCCTATAAGTTATTGCTATATATAAAGTCAATTCTATCTTTTAGATAATAACAATAGGCTATTTTGTTGTTTTTTACATCATCAATATTTACTGTTGTTGGATAAAAAAACGCGAAAAATTGGAATAAATAGCTTGGATTTCCTGTTATCTCACATTTATCAATAATGAAATTATTATCTAATTTTGATAATGTGTAAGTGAAATTTATAGTAGATGGTTTTTCTGATTGAGAATATTTAGATATATATCTTTCTGTCAATATTGTTTTATTGCCTTTATTTGTAAATCTAGGTTCTCCAAAATATAAGTAACCATAATTGTATAATATAATTGAAAAGTAGTCCACTTAGTAATTGAAAAGTATACCACTAAGTGTCTCGGATGAGATTGGCTAAAGATATTTATTCTTCATCAGGTTGTAACATTTTTTTAGTTTCTTTAACTC